CACTTGTGAGGGAAGCGTAGACCCCAAAAGTTGCCGACTCCGATTGGACTAGGCACGGGTCCCAAACTAGGTTGCGTAAGGGTAGTCAACCCCACGGAATCTCCTACCCCCTTAGGGGGTCCTGCGGCCCTGTCGGAAGACAGGAAACCGAAGTGGCTAGTTATGGAAACATAATTCAATAAAATGACGGCATTTAAACGGGTGAAAACTTCTCTCCACCGCGTCTTAGATACCGTAGCCTGGACGACCGCTCTAAAAGGCGGCCACGCGCTGGTCGGCCCGCTCACGCGGGCTGGTCGGCTTGTGGCTGGAGCTCTTTCTAAAGGGAATGTCCGAGTAATTTGCTCTTTTGTGTGGCAGCTAAATGTGGTGTATAAGCACCAGGGGGTACCCGGCGTGGTAAAACGTTTGAAAACAACAAATGTTTTGCTTATGCAACGACTGGCCGGACGGCCCCATGGGTCCGCTCAGTCGGCTGGGTGTGGCATTGCTCGTACCCGTACAGGGTGGCCGAGATTGATTCCTTCAGTCCACAGAGAACTCTTGCGAAAGGGTGATCTGGCGACCATCCGCTTGTGGCTTACCTTACTCGGCTTATACCGGGTTTTGGATATGCCATCTAAAGCGAAATTGTCTACTATCACAGAGCCTTCCTCTGCCAAAGAGTGGGCCCTGCAGGCAATGGAGGATTTTGTCCCGGATTTCATCGAGCGCGGCCGCTTCCGATATTCAGATCTTATGGAGGCGCAAATCGAACCCCGACTAATGGCAACGTCGGGTCCTTACGGTTTGCGTTCAGGAACGACCATATCAGGCGTTTTGACTTCTGCTGGACTCCTGGCTCGTGAGGGCCAGGGAGAAGGTAGTGTGTTTCAGAACCTGATGGAATTTGTCGAGTCCTGGTCGGGTTATATGATAGACCGCAACCAGTATCAGACATTAAATGTCCACTGGTTGTATCAATTCTATATGCTCGGGTTATCGGAGCTCGCTAAACGTTGGCTCAAAGCCACCGTCTCAGACGATGTGCAGAGAATCTACGGGAAGCTAGCTCTGAAGCCCGAGCCGGCTGGCAAGTTGCGAGTCTTCGCCATGGTGGACCACCTGACACAGATGATGTTACTACCGTTGCACCGGCATCTCTTCCGGATTCTACGCCATATCCCGCAGGACGGGACCTTTGCTCAGCACAAGCCCTTAGAAAGGCTGCTGAAGCGGGCCCGAACTGGGGCGCTGTGGGTGAAGTCCGTGGATTTATCGGCGGCGACGGATAGATTTCCTCTCCGTCCCCAGGTGGCTCTCATCAGTGGGCTTCTCAACGGGGACTTAGCGCGAGCATGGGCGCGTCTCTTAGTAAATCGGGACTATGTCCTGTTCCCTACACCTCGTGACGAGGCTAAGGGGATGGAGGCAGAGGTCCTGAGATACGGAGCCGGGCAGCCCATGGGCGCGTACAGTAGTTGGGGAGCCTTTGCCCTTTGCCATCACATGGCCGTGCAATGTGCGGCTCATAGAGTAGGTTATAGGAAATGGTTTCGTGAATATGCACTGCTAGGCGACGATCTGGTGATTGCTCACCGGGCCGTTGCACTAGAGTATGTGCACCTTGTTACTGCACTAGGAGTGGAAATTTCTGCTGCTAAATCTTTAAGTAGTAAGAATGGAAGCTTCGAATTCGCGAAGCGTTTTATATTCAAAGGTATAGACGTTTCACCACTTGCCCTCAAGGAATTTGGGGTTGCTATTAAGCACCTCCCGTCCCTAGTCGGGATGGTCAAGGGGCTAAGTGGTAGAGTGAAAGTGACTTTAGCAAACGTGCTGCATGCCCTAGGATTCGGGTACCGTAATATTGGTTCCATCGCTTCGCGGTGGGCCCGTATGGGTAACCGAATGCGGCAAGCATTGTGGATCCTTAGAAGTCCCCAATCTCCTCTTGGAGTGAGCTCTTGGGAGGAATGGCTACAGATGCGAACAGCGTTTGCAAGCGTTCCCTTTAGTCCGTCACAACGGGCTAGGGTAACACAATCTTTAACTGATCGCTTTAACGGGCAAATCCTCCGTGTGCTTCATGGCATAATGCCAGAAGTGGCGCGGTTGACGTACCCGACTCCCTTTGAGGATTTCATTCGACCTCGCGAGTGGATGAAACGCGAAGCGCTCTTCCAAATGGAAGGTGCTAGCGCATTTTCAAGACTCGTGTTGGTACCAATGATGAGGCGATTAGGGGATTCGCTTAGGGATCTGCTACTTAAGGTAGCGGACCCCACGAGACGACATGAACTGGAATGCAGATTAGGAAGTTTTGAGTGGCTCAAGAAAATCGAAAGATTGGACTGGCCCTTGGACTCCTGGTCTGGGATGGTGAAGTTGTTTTCTTCAGCATCAAGGGACCTAGCCCTGCTACCGCAACTGCGTGAACTCCAGATCTTCGAGCGCGCCAAACCCCAGGCGGCTCACGTGCCGAGAGATGCAGCCAAGTTGCAGAGACTCTTCCAAGCAATTGGAAAAGTTGCGGGTAGGTCTCACCAGACGTTCCGTCCTTGGACTTCCTCTTTAGCTAAGACGCCTGTTGGGACTGCCCCTGGTAAGGGTAAGCCAGCTGGTGTATCCAGATCCTTTCCATCCAGTAAGATAGGAGGTTTCCGGAAACGGGCCTAAGCAGGACCTGCGAAGGTCTCAGGCGGTCTTTGAATCTCTCCGTCAAAACGGCCAGTGTCCACTGGTATAGAGATCACGCG